AAGAATGGAAGTTGAATATCCATCTATCAAATATAAACCGGATCATGTTGGTCAAGCCAACTTTGATGGTACACGTTATATTCACGCTTACTTTGATACTGTTATCGATACAAAAGATAGTATCACAGGTGGTGGTTCAGAACGATATCTTTCCGAAGATTATATGTTCTGTCAAATGTGGCGTAAGATGGGTGGAACAATCTATCTATGTCCATGGATGAAAACGCAACACATCGGCACATACGCCTTTAGTGGTAACATGCCTGCTGTTGCACAATATACTGGTAAATTATAGGAGTTATTTTATATTATGAATTCTGTGAATCTTTTAACAAACATAAAATCTTTTAGAGATAAAGATTTAGAAACTTGTAAAAAATTAATCAATGTGGCTACTTGGCCTGAATATTATTCGAATGAATTTTTTGCAAATGGCAAACGATTGCCCATTTCAATTGTATCATTTCCAGGTGGAGATCCAATCGGATTAATGAGTATTGATAAAATTAATCTTAGTGAGACTCATAAGCAACATTTTAGATTTGGTGGTGACAATGCAAATAAATCTGAAATTAGACTTAGTTTACATCAAAACGGTTATTTTCTAGATGTTCAACCAATACGATTAAGACTACATAAAAATGGTGAATTAACGGCTGGTGCTGGGATTACAAGACTTGAACTTTTAATTGAATTAGGTTTTAAAAATATTCTTTGTACAGTATATAAAGGTGATGATGACGCTTCAGATATTGAAGTTAATAATGCTTTTAATGTTTTCTTTTTCAGAGATAATGCTAGTCATCGTCCGGTTGGAATGATTACTCCAAATGATGTTATTTTTAATGTTAAAAATTCCATCATCAACGGTGAAATTGCTTTAGATACTGATGCAATAAGACAACAAGTTTTTGCTATGACTGAACCAACTCATTGGACTAAAAAAACTAAAGAGCAAACAGTAGCAATGATATTCAATGCTTGTAACAATCTTGTTGATGCATATGGTGCAGAAATTATTGTAAAATCTTATAAGGCTACATCTGCAATATCTGATTTTATGTCTAATTATAAAGACACACCAACAATAAAATATATGAACTTTTCAACCAGTTCAACAAAGAAAATTGCATATGCTGTTGGTGAAGAATTAAAAAAACATAATAAAAAAATCAGATTGATTTTAAATACAGATAGATTAGATGGCAGTCTTGACCAAGAAGCTGATTATATTAAAAGAATAAACGAAGCTAAAGAAGAATTAGAAATGCTTTGGAAACGATTGAGTTCATTCTTTAATGGTGCTGATATTAGTGATAGAGTTGAAATTTATGGTTGTCTTCCAGCTGTTTCATCATTGACACCAAATATGAATGAGATGGTTGTTTTTGGAGTTAATGATGCTTTCTTAAAAAATTACTCATCAACAAAAACTAAAAAATCATTGAACAAAACTCTAGGTATTTCTTCATTTCTTGATGTACCAGAAAATGAAGAAGAGGAAGTTACCGCTTGAAACCAACCACTATTCAATACAAGTATAGTGAAGACCGTATCATCAATGAGCTCAAAAAGTACATTGATGATACCTACGGCGAACACTACTCACAGAATAAGTTCCAGGCAACTGAATTTATCATGGACTCAGGACATGGTGAAGGATTTTGCATTGGTAACATTATGAAGTATTCCCAAAGATATGGGAAGAAAGACGGTTATAACCGCAAAGATTTGCTAAAAGTGTTACACTATAGCATTATGGCTCTACATAATCACGATTTGACTAAGGAAACTAAATTATGAAATTATCGAATGACACACTCTCCGTTTTGAAGAACTTTGGTTCTATCAATCAAGGCCTTTTATTTAAACAAGGCAAAACTCTAAAGACTGTTTCTTCTCTGAAGAACATTCTTGCAGAGGCAACCATCAATGAAGAAATTCCAACTGAGTTTGGTGTTTATGATTTGAACAACTTTCTTTCTGTGGTATCTTTACACAAAGATGATCCATCGTTTGAATTCTCCGATAACAATGTCGTTATCGTAGGCAATGGCGGCCGTTCTAAGATTCTATATCGATTCTGTGCAGGCAATTTGATTAATACTCCTCCAGAGAAAGCACTAACGATGCCTGATCCAGAAGTATCTTTCTCTCTTTCTGCTGAAGACTTTGAGTGGATTCTCCGTGCGGCTTCTGTTCTATCTTCACCACAAATTGCAATCGAATCTGATGGTGCAAAAATCAATATCGTTACACTTGACTTGCAGAATGATGCGGCTCACACCGACTCACTTGAATTGCCTGTGACTGGTAGTGGTGATAAGTTTAGAATGATTTTCAAAACTGAAGTAATCAGTAAATTAATGTCCGGTAGTTACGATGTAAAAATTTCATCTAAAGGCATTTCTCAATTCACTAACCAAAAGAATCCAATTAAATATTGGGTGACTACTGAACCAGGTAGTAAATTCGAAAAGGCTGAATGATGCTAAAGTACTTTACAAACGCACTTGAAGGTAATGCTTCACAATCATTGGCGATTAATCCTCTCCATGTTGTAAACGTATTTGAAAGTGTATTGACAAAACAAAATCCAGAAACAGAAGAAGTTACTGAAGTTATTCCCGTAACTTCTATTTACACTGCCACTGGAGTTGTGTATAATGTGACTGACAATTACTTAGATGTAGTTGCACGTTTTAATGAACGTGACTAACTTGTGTATGATTTATATTATGAGAGGTTCCAATGGAACATTTACTGTGGACAGAAAAGTATCGCCCAAAGACAATCGAGGAGTGTATTCTTCCAGAACGTCTAAAGAAACCATTTCAGGAGTATGTGAATCAAAAACAGATTCCAAATCTACTTCTGGCTGGCGGCGCAGGAGTTGGGAAGACTACTGTAGCGAAAGCGCTTTGCAACGAAATCGGTTGCGATTACATCGTAATCAATGGTTCTGATGAATCAGGCATTGATACTTTCCGAAATAAAATTAAGGGTTATGCATCATCAATGAGTTTTAGTGGTGGCCGAAAGGTCATCATCATTGATGAGGCTGATTATCTAAACCCAAATTCTACGCAACCTGCTTTGCGTAATGCGATTGAAGAATTTGCAGGCAACTGCTCATTCATCTTTACTTGTAATTACAAGAATCGTATCATCGAACCATTACATTCACGTTGTGCTGTAATTGAATTCAATCTAAAGAATGGTGAGAACGCCAAAATGGCGACTGCCTTCTTTAAACGAATCAAGACAGTTTTGCAAAGTGAATCGATTGACTTTGATGATAAAGTTGTTGCTGAGTTAATCAAGAAACACTTTCCTGATTTTCGTAGAATCATTAATGAGTTACAAAGATATTCTCAGTTCGGTAAAATCGATACTGGCATTCTTGCACAGATTGGTGATGTATCAATTGATGAGATTATTGGATTTGTTAAGTCGAAAGATTTTACTTCAATTCGTAAATGGGTTGCAACACATGAAATTGACTCAACAATCTTCTATCGCAAGATATATGATTCATTATATGATGTAATGAAACCGCAGTCTATTCCTCAAGCAGTTCTAATTCTTGCTGACTACCAATACAAGGCTGCATTTGTTGCTGACCATGAAATCAATACTGTTGCTTGTTTGACAGAGATTATGGTAGAATGTGAGTTCACATGATTATAGATTTATTTAAACCTACTGTAGAATGGATTAAAAATGATTGGAATTCTAATCGGTTTCGTTTTTGCATTGAGTTGCTTGCTTGGGGCATTAGTATTGGGTGTTCTATTACCATGGCTATTACAGTACCCAATCCGCCTTTACTTTCTCTCTATCCTGTTTGGATCCTCGGCTGTAGCCTCTATGCTTGGGCTGCTTATTCTCGGAAATCTTTTGGCATGTTGGCTAACTACTTGCTTCTTACAACTATAGATAGTATTGGTTTGATAAGGATGGCAACATGAACCCATTTGACTATCTGAATGCAATTCTTCAGAACAAGAAACAACTTATTGTTGATGATATCACAGAGAAAGGGTATGAACCTTTTCTAATCAACCGTGGTCTTTCTCAACATAAAGATTGTATCTTGTATGCGAATGAGATGAATCGTAGACATTTCCTTGATAAGAAGTTGCAGAATGACTTTTTACTAAATACCGTCAGGTCTCAAAAGAGGCCGTTTGCTAAGTGGGCTAAGAAATCTGAACAGAGTGGAGATATAGAATGTGTTAAGCAAATCTTCAACTATTCAAATTCTAAAGCCAGCGAAGCGTTACGGATTCTGAGTAAAGAACAAATCCAAAAACTAAAAGAACAAACCGATACCGGTGGATTAAGGAAATGATATGGTTGATTTATCAAAGTTTGTTGAGGTTACACTCAACGAACAGGATGATTTTTTAAAGGTTCGGGAAACTCTTACACGAATTGGTGTATCTTCTCGTAAAGAAAAAGTATTATACCAATCTTGCCACATATTGCATAAGCAAGGCAAATATTATATTGTACATTTTAAAGAGCTATTTGCATTGGATGGTAAGCCATCTAACATATCTGAGAATGATATACAAAGACGAAACGCAATTGCAGTTTTGTTAGAAGAATGGGGTCTAGTTAAGATTATCAATCCAGAGATTCTTACTGACAACATAGCACCATTGCATCAAATAAAGATTATATCTTTTAAAGAAAAAGATGAATGGGACTTGATAGCAAAATACAATATCGGAAAAAAAGTTAACGATTATTGATTTGTTGTCTAAATAATGTTGTAACGCCTTCGGGGTTACATTTTTTCAAACTCGCTTAATAGGAGAACTATATGACACGCATTTCTGCACTTTATCCTTCGTTTGTTGGTTTTGATAACCTATTCAATGAAATCGAAAGACTAGTTGAAGGTACTCAGCCAGCACCATCTTTTCCACCACACAACATTGTAAAAGTAACCGACAATAACTATGTCGTTGAACTTGCTGTTGCTGGTTTTAGCAAAGATGAGATTGACATTCAACTTGACGATGGTAATCTAATCATCAAAAGTGAAAAGAATGACAAAGAAGGTATTGAGTATGTGTATCGTGGTATTGCTACACGGTCATTTACCAAGAAAATTCGTTTAATGGAAACAATTGAAGTTCGTGGTGCTGAATTTAAAGATGGTATTCTTCGTATTGGTCTAGAAAATATTATTCCGGATCACAAGAAACCTCGTAAAATTCAAATCGAATCAGAACTAAAACTGTTTCAACCAAAGTTACTTCAAGAACAAGTAACAGCTTAAACTGTGGGGGCTCTGCCCCCATTTAGGATTATTATGAATATTAATATGATGATACATACTCACAAAGAGTATGCTTTCAATTTTGATTCAAGTTGGGTTAAGGCTTCTTATGCAGGAGGTCGTGGTGCATTTGAATGGCATCCACCAAGTCCCAATGGTGAATACATCAACGTAAATAGTGGACTGAATACTGTAAGTAAGTATCGCCATTATTATTCACATGTCGATGAACTTGATTTTCTCAAAGCAATTGGCCAACAAGCAACTGATTACTATCTTGCAAACAATGATACTGATTCAGAATATCTTGGTGTCGGTTCATATCGTAGATATCTAGCGATTGAACAAGGTGTTGGATATGTGGGTGAAAAACTCCATGTACCATCTACTGTTGAATCATGTAAGATACTAACATCAGAATCACAAAAAGAAGCCGCATTAAGATACTTACAATCAGCTGATGTTGTTTGTAGTCGTTATCGTATGATGCATAATTCAATTGAGAATCAATACTTAGAATCACAACTGCCTGAATATTGGAATCTATTTAAAGAAGGCATTCAAGTTGTAAATCCTAGTTATCGTAAACATATGATGTGGTTTACTGATTATAGTATTTGTAATTATGAATGTGTTTATATTTTACCTAGACATTTATTCAAACAACTTGTGAATGAGTACTTTGATATCATGGAATACATTTGGAAGAATTGTTCTGAAACATTCCCAAATAAAAGTGTTAAACAATACAACTGCACAGAAATTAATCCATGGAGATATCCTGGTTTTTTAAATGAAAGATTTGTACCATTCTTCTTCTATGCAAATGGATTGCGTAAAGTAGAAGTACCATTGGCGTTTCTAGAATGAAAGAAAAATTCATTGATGCACACATGAATGCGGCCGAAGTCTATGCTGAATTGTCTTCAGCAAAAAGACTTCATGTCGGCTGTGTTATTGTAAAAGATAATACTATCATTGGTATTGGTTACAACGGCATGCCTTCTGGTTGGACTAATGTATGTGAAGATGCAGATAACAAATCTAAACCAGAAGTTCTTCATGCAGAAACTAATGCGATTGCAAAAGTAGCTAAGTCTACTAACTCTACAGATGGTGCAACCATATTTGTTACACATGCACCCTGTCTTGATTGTGCTAAATTAATTTACCAATCAGGTATAAACTCTGTGTACTATCGGCATTCATACCGAGATAATCTTGGTATTGAATTTTTAAAACAATGCAACGTGGAACTTTGCCACATATAAGCTTGACTTGTGCTTGCTTCTGTTGTATAATAAACTCTTGTGTAAAATTAAAGGATGAATATGAATGTTCGTGACCTTGCCAGAAAACTGGTGAATGAGTATAAACTGCCTCAGGCAGATAGGTATGATTTGTACCTTCGTGAATTCGACAATAAGGTCGAGGTTCTTGGTTGGATGAGAGATCCAAATTTAAACTTCCACGATTATGAAAGTCGTGAGATGTTGTTCCCAAAACGCTGGGTGACAATTGGTGTAATTGATGCGGAGGCCAGAGTCCGTGTCAATTAAGTTAGTTACATTTAAAACCAACCATACTATTATGGCTGATGTTGATTGTATTGATAATGATACAATCACACTTACAAACTCTGTACAGGTTGTAATGCAACCTGGTGAAAAAGGTGCAAACATGATGTTTGTTCCATTTCTACAATTCTGTACTGAATTCAAAACTGGTATCAAAATCAAAATGAATGATGTTCTTTGTATTACATCACCAGTCGTTGAATTGGAAAATCAATACAGCAAACTTTTCGGTTCAGGCATCGAAATTGCCTCTACTATCCCTAAATTCTGATATAATGTATGAATGAATAACTATTACACAAATGTTGCCTCTCTTGGCAATACAATTTATTATCGTGGTATCAAGAATGGTAGGCGTGTTAAGTTAAAAGTAGCTTACACGCCTACTTTGTTTTTGCCTTCTAACAAACCTACTGATTTTAAAAATCTAGAAGGTGAATATCTTGAGCCAATGAAGTTTGAAAACATCCGTGAAGCTCGTGATTTCATTAAACGATATGAAGAAGTAAAGAACTTCAAAATCTATGGCAACAATAGTTTTGCCTATTCATTTATTGCAGATGAATTTAAAGGTATGATTGATTGGAAGATTGATGATATCTCTATTGCAGTAATCGATATTGAAGTTGGTTCTGAAAATGGGTTTCCTGATCCATATCTTGCAACAGAACCTATCACAGCTATTTGTGTAAAGTATATGAACGGCATGACTTATGTTTGGGGCTGTGGTGATTATAACAATGAACGTGATGATGTAACTTATATCAAATGTCGTGATGAGTATGACCTCTGTAAGAAGTTTCTAGACTACTGGCATGAGAACGCACCAGATGTTATCTCTGGTTGGAATATTAAGTTCTTTGATATTCCATATCTTATCAATAGATTTCAAAAGTTGTTTGATGAGAATGTCTTTAAGAAATTATCTCCATGGTCATTAATCAATAGTCGTAATGTTACTGTTAATAACAAAAACTTTATTGCATATGATTTGATTGGTATCTCTGTATTAGATTACATTGAATTGTATCGTTGGTATGCGCCAGGAGGCCGTTCACAAGAATCATACAGACTTGACAATATTGCAAACGTAGAGATTGGTGAAAACAAACTATCATATGATGAATTTGATAGTCTACATGCCTTGTATAGATTAAACTTTCAAAAGTTTATTGACTATAATATCAAAGACGTTGAATTGATTTTCAAACTTGAGAACAAACTGAAACTCATTGAGTTGGGTTTAACTCTTGGCTATGATACGAAAACAAACTTTGAAGATATCTTTGCACAGACTCGTATGTGGGATGCTTTGATATACAATTATCTTTTGAGTAAGAACATTATTGTTCCACCTAAAGAAGAAAAGTTTAAAGGTGAAGCGTTTGAAGGCGCATTCGTAAAAGATCCACAAGTTGGTAAACACAACTGGATTGCTTCGTTTGACTTGAACAGTTTGTATCCGCACTTGATGATGCAATACAATATTTCACCAGAGACTCTTGTAGAGCCATCAAACTATACAGATGATATGCGTAAAATCATTTCATCTGGTGTTGATGTAAACAAGATGTTGAAGAAAGAATTAGATTTAT